TTTTGAACGAACCTAATGGAACCCAGTGAGTGCCATTAACTTTTTCTTTAGCTTTGATTTCATCTTTAGTTATTAAACCTAGATCGAGTGCAGTAGCTTTAGCAAATGCTCGAACTTTATTATCAACTATAGATCTATCAGAGACGTCGAAGTGAAATAATTTAATCATTTTTAATACCTGTAAATATATCTGTTAGGTTACCATTAACATAAAGTCTGGTACCTGATTGCATGTATATACATAAAGAATTAGTATTCCATTCTTCAATTGATTCAATTTCATCTAATTTAATTGCAATCTTCTTTTCAGAGTATTGTTGTTTACACATTAATACGTTGTATTGAATAGCATCACCGTATTTATTATTATTAAATAAATTTGTTAATTGCATTATAATATAACCTCAACGTGTGAATCAAACCATTCTTTGTTAACGCCTTTCATAGCCATACGTTGTTGTAGTTTATGTTTAGCTTTGAGGCTAGCGATTCTTAAATGAAATCGATTGTTATCAAATTTATTATTTTGAGATTTACAGAAAGCTGCAAGTAAATCTATTGTAGCATCACAAAGTAAATCTTCGTGAGCATCGTCAGCACACATTTCTGCAAGTGCTTCGAAGTTTTGTTTAGTCATACTCATATTATTACAACCTTTACGTTTTCAATTATTAGAATTAAAGTAATACCTAAAGCTATGCCGAGCATAAATCTTGTAAGAGTCATGTTAATCTGTCTCCTATTTTATGAAGCATATTTAATTCTGAACATGAATCTTTATAACCTTTACGATCTTTAGTATTATAACTTTCATCAATTTTAGAATTAATTAAGAATACTCGGTGTTCGATAAGATCAAGAAGCAAATCGCGTTCTTGTTCATCGAGTAATATTTTATATTCGACTACCATGATTAATGATTACAGAAGGCAGAAGTCATTACATTACGTATTTCGTGATCTTCGATGTCTGTAATGTTATGATATTCATCGGAAGTTCGAGAGCCTGCAATAATAATATTAATATCTTCTTCATCAAGATTATGATTAGCTGCTAGCTGAGATATAGTTTCGCGATATTCTGCAATACTATCTTCGATAAAATCATTTATGATAGATTCGAGTTCATCAGATCGAGCTTCGACTACTGAATGAGCTTGGTTAATAATTTCTTTATATACTTTAAATAGCATAATAATAACTCTTTAGTTGTTAAAGGGATGGTATTATTTATACGACCACCAATATAGGATAGCACGTATAAGAAGGAGTACGCCGATACCTGAACCGACGTATTCCCAGAACGGATCAATTTGATCCATGAGATGCTAATTTATTTGCTACAGCGGTTTGATTTTTAGCTTCGAATTCAAGACGCCATATTTTGTTTTTAAGTTTTTCGATTTTACGTTGAACACCAGGAGTTTGACCTGTCTCGATTTCATGTTTTAGTTTATCGAGAGCGTGTCTATCGTGGTGAACATACACATCAAATTCTTCGGCGAATCTGTGATTAAGGTTAGAGTCTGCATTGCTATGTAATAACTTTTGATGTTGAGGAACATTGTATGCACCTTTGAAGTATCGAACTAAACTACCTTTGTATTTAGTATGCCATCTTCGTGGGCCACGCGCCATAAGGCGCACTGTGTAGAGCTTATCGTATTTTGTAACCATGTTATAAGTTCTAGCATGTTTTCTTACGTTAGCATTTTGCTTAGCGATAGTATTTTTAAGTTCGATAAGACTTTCGTCGTCTTTAGATGCTACAGTAAATTTGTAGGATTTAGAACGCCAAAAGTTTTTACCGTTACGAGGTTGTCTATAAATCATAATGATGCTTTCTGTGTTGGATGACGGTTTAGTAAAAGATGATGGGACTATGAGTGTGAACAATCAAGCATTACTCATAGTCCCGAAGAATTATTTAGTCGTCTGTTGACATGAAGATTGCTTCCTTCTGTGCTTTAAGACCGGTAACGTCGAGAGATGTATTATTCTCGACTTCAGTAACTGTACCGGCTATAAGCATTAAAGTAACAATACCTTGGAATAAACCTGTGGCTATAATACCCATAACTACTCCTTTAGAATGGCATTTCGGTTGATTGATTAGAAGACTGTTGAGGTTCAACAATCGGCTCGAAATCTACAGCAGGTGTATATTCGTTAAGAGAAACGATTTGTACTGCTGTTAGAGAACTTGCAATGCCCTCGCGGCCTGCAGTTGAATAAGGATATTGATATACAATAACATTACCGATAGAACCGTTACCGATTACTGAAGGATCTGCTAGAGCTTGAGTATCTTTACCAACTACTCTTACTGGACCGTTAGAAGAACCATCGGCTTTATATGCTTTTCGTTTAAGAGAAACAGTAAATTTAGATGGATCATTCTTATCAGTCTTTACATTAAAATGATCTTCTGACCATTGATCTGCAATAGCTTTATCTGTAGTAGCTATTTGAATTTCCCATTGTTCAGTACCGAATGGGTTAACGGGTTTGGCTAGCTTAGCCCAATTGATTTCGACATTATCAATACGATAGTTTCTTGCTTCAAAGTTTTGCATGGATAGTACCTTCCTTATGCTAATGGTTAAAATAATTCTTGAGCAGTTTATTCACATGCTTAGGTGATCTTTACTTCTCTTAGGATGTGTGTACATCAGATATTTGTATTTTGTGGATTCATACAGCCACTACAAGATATATAAAGTTAGAGAAGATAAGGATAGAAAAATTTATGGAGCGATAGCCGGAATAAATTTGAAGAGATTAATTAGGTTCTTCGGATTCCATAGCTTTGGCTTGGTTACGCCAAGAGTGCATCATAGCAATTTCTGAAGGTGATAGAAGATCTTCAGGATTATCTTTTTGATTAAGTTTAACTATGATGAGATCTAATTGATTCTCGATAGCTTTGAGTTTAGTATAGATTAAAAGGAACTCGTTATCGAGACGTTTATTTAGTTTAGTGAATAACATAGAGAACTCCTGTAAAGTTTGGACGCGGGTTATATTGTCAGAATTCTGACAGATTAACTTCAAGTAAACCCCAACGTAACACATGTGGGTCTACGGATGTAGGTTCTTTTAAAAAATACCCCACCGCTTGGGTGAGGTATTTAGTATTATAAATTAGAAACAGGTGCTGAAGGTGTAGATGGTTGAGGTGCTTCAGGTGCTGTATTATTAGGTGTAGTAGGTATTGGAGGAAGAGGATTGTATTGGTTAATTATATTATTTTGTGATGGAGTAATATAATTAGGGTTAGAAGGAGTAGGTTGAATACCAAGAGTTTGATTAATAATTTTATAGTGTTGTGTATAAAATTGTTGTGTATTGGTATTTGTAATTATATAATTAAGTGAATGAGTGTGAAAGAAATTATTATTTTGTGGAAGATTTATATAATTATATAAGTTAGTAAGTTGTTGTGAATTATAGAGAGGATTAAGAAATGAAAGAGGTTTTTGAAATTGCATGTGAGAGATCCTATATATAATTGAAATTAAAGTATAGAAAAATTTATGGAACAACGTGGAGTAAATTTTAAATAGAGAGAGAGTATATGTAAAAGAATAGTATGAAGAGTTGTATAAGAAAAAGTAGGGGGTATAAGATATATAGGGGTATATACACATTTTTATAGTTCAAACTTATCTATCCTCTAGCTTATATATAGTATAGATCGCCCCCTCTTATAGGAGACGTTTAATTTAAATGTCCCCTTAAAGTTAATCTGAGGAGAAGTTAAATGAATAGAAAGAAAGAACTAATCAAACTTCTCGAAGAGAAACATAAAAGAAAAAAGTTAAATAGTTATAAAAATAACTTTACTGACTTTGCATCAGATAATATTAAGATTATTACTAAGGATGCAAGGAGGGGCTTTGTAAACTTTACATTCAATGACTGTCAGAAAAAAATTACACAAATTTTAGATGAGCAGTTACAAACAAATGGAAAGGTCAGAGCTATCATATTGAAAGCCAGACAGCAAGGTATTAGTACTTACTGTGCTGGTAGAGTATTCTGGAAAACATATTTCACTCCGCATGCTCGTTCAGTTGTTATGGCCCATGATAGTGCAACATCAGATGCATTATTTAATATGAGTCGTAATATTATAAGGAACATGGATTCTTTGTATAAGCCGACTGAATTACGATCAAATGCAAAAGAAATTGTTATTTCATCACCTCACTTTAATAAAGATGCTACTGGTGAAAAACCTGTATCGTCTTATAGATTATATACTGCGGGTAGCCCTGAAGCTGGTCGTGGTACCACACCGACCATTGCACATCTATCAGAGATTGCATTTTGGCAACATGATGAAAAGATATTAGCTGGTTTGTTTCAAGGTATATCCGAAGCTCCGGGTACTGAAGTTATACTTGAGTCAACTGCTAACGGTGCACAAGGTGAATTCTATAGATTGTGGAAAGGTGCGTTAGAAGGTGAGAATGAATATACTCCGATATTTCTTCCATGGTTTACGACGTCTGAGTACTATCGCAAACCGCCGGAAGACTTTGAACGTTCCTCGGAAGAGGAATTACTGGTAGAGCAACACCAATTAAACAATGGACAACTCTACTGGCGTCGGTTAAAGATTGCCGAAGGTGGGGAACTTAAGTTCCGCCAGGAATACCCGGCAACTCCCGATGAAGCTTTTATTACAGCAGGTAAATCTGTTTTTGCTTTAGATAAAGTAAGCAACTTAATACCAGTTGAACCTGATAAGAAAATGTTATTTGACTTTGACTCATCTACTTGGGAGACATCTAAGGATGGTAATTTGGATTTATGGCAGTATCCTGATTGGGATAGTAATTATATTCTTGCTGCCGATGTTGCATTAGGCGTAGGTCAAGATTATTCTTGTGCTGTTGTTATGGACACAGACAGAAGAATAATTGCTTTGTATCGCGATAACTACATTGATCCAAGTAAGTTTGGTGATTTGTTATTTTACTTAGGGCGGTACTATAATAATGCATTACTAACTGTTGAAAGTAATTCTATGGGTGTAGCAACTTTATCAAGGCTTGCTCAAATGAATTATATTAACTTATATAAACAAACAAAAATTTCTTCTATATCAAAGGAAGAAGGTACAACACCTGGTTTTAGAACAACACAAGTTACTAAACCACATATAATAGGTAACCTTAAAAATGCTGTAGAAAATGATGATATATGGATAGCATCTAAAACAATTATACAGGAATTAAAAGATTATGTTAGTACCGACTCCGGAAGAACTGAGGCTGCTCCTGGCTGTCATGATGACACTATTATGGCTACAGCTATAGCTTTAGAAACACTAAGAACACACTACGACAAGTTAACTATAAATAAAGTACCGTGGTCACAAAGAGCAGACAGTGATATGTTTGATGATGATACACAGTGGCTTTAAGAGTTCCCATTGTCCTCGCTGCTCCGGCGGAAGCAGGGGATAAATCCGCCACTTAATGGAGATTAATATGGTTTTACCAGCTAGCTATGCAGGCTATGCCGATGAAGATTACGGTATAAGTATACCTACAGTTGAAGATTATAAAAAGCTAGGTAAGTTTGCTGCTGAAACATTTACTCCTTATGGAGATATACAAACTGGTAAAGATGCATACAATGCTTATCAGCAAGGCGAATATTTAAAAGCACTTGCTAATGCAGGACTAATAGGATTAGGATATACACCATTTGGTATGGTAGCTAGACCAGTTGGTAGATTAGGTAAACGAGTACTGCGTGATAAAGATATGTTAGTACCTGCGTTAACTGATAAAGATTACGCTCAACTAGTTGCTAGAGAAACACTTATGGGTAAAGCACCACTTGTAGGTAAATCTGCAGGTGCAGCTACTGCGCTTACTAAGAAAAGATACCCTGAAAGTAAAGGTATATCTGCATTAGAAATAGCTTTAAGAGAATCTAAACCTGAATATAAAGATGCTAAATTTATATTTACAGGTCAAAATAAAGACTTTGCAGATCAAATAGCAAATTTTGATGGTCCACCTAAAGGTAGTGTATACATGGCACCTGATCCACAAGTAGCTGGTCATTATGCAGTATTTGAAAATAATCCAGGAAAATTAATAGCATTTCCAGTAAAGAAAGATTTTGATATAAGCACAATTGCTAAAACTGATTTACCTTTAAATGTACCGACTTTTCCAAAAAATAGAATAGCTAGACGTGGACCTTTAGGTAAAACTATTTATTCTGATCCTGATAATAAAATGCTGAAGGACCAATTTATTTTTAAAGAAGATGACTTTATGAAATTAAAACCTAATGTTATAGGTGGAAGAGGTTTAGTATTACCTGGTGGATCAGCACTTGATAAAACAATGATGTCAGACATAGCTCAAAGAATAAGAGCTAGAGCAAAACCTTTTGACGATTTATAGGAGGAAATAATATGAGAGAAAGATTTAAAAAATTTAGTGAAAAATTTGGTGAAGGCACAGCTTGGGATTTAGATTATGGTA